GTTCTTGAATTCGAGGAGTAAATTTCTCAGTTTTGAGAGAAGTTTCTTGAGGTTTAAGCCAATTATCAGTTTGTGAACTATTAGTGTATGTTCTATTTATCTGTTCAATTTCATAATTTCGTTGTGCTTGCATATCTTTTAAAATTTTATCCATTTCATGAATAGGTATATCTTTATCCTTATCAGCAAATTCAGGAATAGGTGGAGCTTTAACTGTCATAAAATCTTCAAAATCTTCTTGACGCTTATTAAAATCTATCTCAAACTGAGATTTACGTTCATTTTGTATTTCTTCATAAGTTATCAATTCTTTAACAGGGTCATTATGAATAGTAATTTTACTAGGCTGACTAGGATAAATTTTATTGATATTATTAAGAATAAGTAGAATATATTTTTTATTAATATCAACCAGTAAATTTGTTTTAACACGTTCATTATCAAAAAAACCCTGTATATTATTCAAAAATAATTGATAGACTTTAGCCTGTATATCTCTAGATAAAAATTTAAATATTTCTTCATCGCTTATAACCTCCCATAACATATTTACATTATCTTTTTGAATAAATTGTCGAACAGACATTTAAATTATATATATAATAATAGAATTGTATGTTTATATATATTTTATAACGAATCATTGAAATAAATATGTCTAAATTCCTGCATATATTCATCTTTAAGAATATGCGTTTTAATATAATCTTCTGTCACTTTGTCTTCTAACATATGAACGATAAAAAAAATTGAATACATACCACACTCAGTATTTCCATTCTGATGTTCAATTCCTTCATTACTATCAAACTCAAAATTTATAGGTTTTTTAAGATTAAGACCTTGTTCTTGAATTTTTTTAACTAACTTCATAACCTCTGATGGTGCGGTGTCACCAGTACTATCAAAGAAAAATATCTTCTTATTCTTAATATTAATGAACATAGAAATCCAATGTTGTCCTGGTTTATTGTCTGGGTCGGTATTGAAAATAATACCAATCTTTGTTTTACCTTTCTTAATAAGTTTTTCAAGGTCAAATTTACAAAGTTCTTCCCAAACACATTCGCCATATAATTTTTTGGTATCAAAATTAATTGGTGTAGGTCCCATAAAATCAAAACATTTATATGCTTTTTCATATTGTTTCATAACTTTCATAATATCAACACTAGATAACCATTCATTCGGGTTTTTCTTCCATTCACTAGGTGAATCGGGCGCAAAAGAATCAGCCAGTTCACTTTCAAGTTGTCCAAAAACACCTTTCTGCTTTAACCAACATGCTTCATTATTACATACATCTTTAAGATATTCGCTTAATTTACTATGAATTTCTTTTGGTGAATTAGTTTCAATATTTACATCTGGATGTCTAGCATTCCAATGATCTCTCAATTCAATAAGGGATTTGTTAGTATAACAGCTATAATCATTTAATTGATCTTTAGACTTAGGACTGCAATTAATTTTTTTACTTTTAATAATCTTATCAGAACCACCATATTTATTTCTAGTTTTTCTTGTATGATGATATCTTTTCTTATTTTTTTTGAATGTTTTGTTCTTCATTTTTTTCTTTCTTATTGTCTTCATATAAATTACTAATATTATTCTTTTTTAATCATTTATTTTAAAATTCGGTTTTCATAATATCAACTTCTCTCTATTTAGTGAAAATAACTTCATCTTTTTTACAATAAATAGTGCGTTTAACATATTTATCTAAAGTATGTAGACACATTTTAACTGAACGCATCTTTGTCTATCAACATGTTTTCCCTTCGGTTGTCATATCTTTTACTTGACATCTTGTATTATTATGAAATATACCTGTGCCACAAATTTTAGGAGCTGGATTTGGATTAAAGCTCTCAAATGTATCATTTCTAAATAATAATTCGTGTGGGTTTGGTTGTGTTCTTGTCTTAAATCTGTAATCATATAAGTCTGAATTGGATGAAGGAACGTAAACGGATTGACTACATTTTTGTAAAGCATAAATTTGATTTCTTAATTCTGATTCCATATTAATATTTGTTGCAAACCCTGAAAATGGTGATTGACTATTACCTGGGTTAAAAACATCATGAACATTATATGTTGGCATTTGTTGAAGAGGCACACTTATATTTTTTCTTGGATCAACAATAGGAAAATAAGAATACTTAGTCATCACAGGACGAACCTCAATGTATGGTTGTAACATTTGTGAAGGAATATTTCTACTATATATTCTTTGATTTGTTTGTTTGTGAATATCTGAAACACATTCATCTGATTGTCTATAAGGATTATCCATTTGATATATTTATATATTATTATTTTTAACATTATTTTTAACATTGTTCAAAGCCAAGGTTATTAATTTATAATATGTGTGGAATATTTGGAATTATAAATTCAGAGGAAACTACAGATATTGAAAAAGAATTTATGAAAGGAAAAAGACGTGGACCTGAGTTTTCTAAATTAGAAAAATATATGGAATTAATTTTAGGCTTTCATAGATTAGCAATGAATAGTCTAAATGATAATTCGATTGTGTTTAATAATATGTAATACTAATGCCACAGACCCAATTGCGAGAACGCTAACGATTTATTAAGCAATGTCTATTCTTATCGTTAGCTTAAAAAATCACTAATATAGGATAATAATAATATTTATATAAAGTATATGAAATCAACTACTTTACATAAATATCAAGAAATATTATTTGATTTATTTATTTATATCTCATATTTTTTAATTATTATGTCAGCTCTTGGAATTTCAGAAACTGTTCCAAAATACTTATATAATTTAGATTATTATGTTAGAGTTTACATTTGTTTATTTTTAATGTGGCGTTTCAATCCATTGAGAAGTCATTATGAATTCACAGATTTAGACCGTAAAATAGCATTTACTGCAGGAGCATTTATTTTAACTACTACAGCATTAAACCAATATTTAGTTAATTTTAAAGATGAAATTAAAAAACTATTCTAATTATTTATTTTTTAATGTTTTAATGTTTTATTTTTTTTATTTCCTCTATTTTTAATGGTTCTATTTTTTGTAGAACGATTGAAAAATGAGTGCAAATGTGATATTATATGTTTTCCTAAAATTTTGTCAACTTCATATTCTTTATCATTTTTTTCAACAACCATATATTTAAATAATTTTATATGTTCCATCATTAAATTATCAAAATTATTATCATTATCAATTAATCTTATACCTACAACTGATTTTTTAAATCTCTCTAACATAATGTCAAAATTTAAATCGTGATAATATGGTTTTATATTAATATAATAAATATTGTCATTTTCCATTTCAGGATAAAAATAATCATCCATAAAACATATTTCTGCATCTGCTGGAATTTTTGTACATCTAATTAAATCTTTATGGGTTTTATTTTGTGTAGTTCTACAAATCTCTACGCGTTTTCCATTTATTTTAAACGCAGCAATTATTTGGTCTACTAACTTGAAGTTTATTTTTTTCTCGAAATAACTTATAATATGACGAGCCCATTCTTGTGGACCAGTATTATTTGTGTAAATCATCATTTTGTTACAGCAATTTGTTCTTTTTTTGTTCTTTAAATAGGTTAGAATATTTATTATATTTGGACGTAAAAACTCTGGAAATATTTCTAAAACATCATGAAAATCTGTTTGTGATAAATGAATTTTTTTTATTTTTAAATAGTTTGACAAACTATCCCAAAAAATTCCAAATTGAGTAAAATAACCCAATGTTTCATCTAAATCAAAAACTACTATTTTCATTACTTATATATATTTAGAAATATGTCTTTAAAAAAATATTAATTTATATTATTATGAGTAATAATATAAAAATAATTAATGAGAAAAACACATTTGCCTTGTGAAAAATTCGGTAATTTTATGATGACACCTCCACACCCTCTTCATATTATATCAGCAAATCATGTTCTATCATTAAATAAATTAGTTAAAAATAATCAACAATATGCTATTGATAATTCTATATTGTATAAAGAACTTTTTGATATTGAGGGCGAACTTAAGTCATTAAAAAAATATAATTAATAATTTATATTATCATACACCTACATATTATCATGTATAACCCTCTTTACAATTAAAACAATACCTAATTTTAATTATTTTATTTGCGTTATATATACTAAATGTCTGAACTTACAATTAATGACTATAAACATATTTTAGAATTCTATAAAAAATCTATACCAAAGACTAAACGTATACTTAAAATGCAAGCTGAAAAATTATTAGCCAGTAAATTATGTCGTTGTATTAAAAAAGTTGATAAGGGTTCAGAAGCTCGTTCTATTGGAATTTGCACAAAAACTATCATTAATAATAAAGGGTTTACTCGCGGTAAATTTACATGTAAAAAAAAATTAACTATTAAACTTTCAAAAACAAGAAAAACAAGAAAAAATAGAAAATGATTTATTATTTAGATATATATATTTAATTTATATAATATATATGCCAAGAAAACATACGCTCAAAAATAGAAGAAGACATAATAGACATAAGAGGGGTGGACAAGAACGAGATATCGAAATGGGATCATCGCCTGATAATAAATATATGAGAGAACTTCCTCCTGATCCTGAAAGATTTAATGAATATGATAGAAAATCTATAAAACATGCGTTTCAAAGACCTGGTTCTCCTGATGAGACTGCTGCTTTTTTTGAAGGACCAACGCCTGAAGAAAAACTTAAAGAAGAACAAAATAAAATGGCGGATGAAGACCCGCTTAATAAAGATCAATGGACTGACCTTACCATATTTAGTGATGGAGGAAGTAGAAAAACTAAAAAAAATAGAAAAAGTAGAAAAACTAAAAAAAATAGAAAAAGAAATTCGAGACGTAAAAGACGTT